CCATTAGTGGGTTACGAGAAGACTGGACACTACAATGGGATAGAGCAGGTCGCCCCGTCATGGGAGACCTGGACATCTAATTATCCCAAATGTCATTAAATGCCAAGGACCCAGCCTTCGTTTGCGGCCACTGTGGGAAGACAACGATCGGCGTAATTGAGAGCAGAAAGCTCCGACTGCAGCCAGGTGGACAAAGAAGACGGCTCGAGTGCACGTTCTGTGGAGAGCGCTCAACCAACTTCACACTCCCTGAGAAGCGATACAACCAGCTCCTCGACTCAGAGAGGATGCTCAATAAGATCCTGAGCGCCATCGGTCAGCCACGCTGGGAAGCTGAGATACAGGCTTGTACGAACCAGCCAGACGGCGAACGTCACTGCAGTGATTGTGTTCATTACGTTGAAGGAGGTTGTCGGCTCGGCTTGCCTGACGCAGTAGACGAGTTGTTTGCAAGCGAGTGCAACTACTTCACCCGCGAGGACGAAGCATGAAAATAAAACTGATCGAGACCCCTCAACAACTGGGTTCGTTTCTTGCTGAATTTGATTCAGCAAAAATCTGCCTTGACTTCGAGACGACTGGTCTTCAAGCCGGTATCGCTAAACCGCGTCTGATTCAAATCTGTAACGCTGATCCGGCCGAGCAGGACAGAACGGTCTACGTGATCGATCTCTTTAAATCTCCTTGCACCTCAGAACTTAAGGAGTTCATTGAGTCACGGGAGATGCTCATTGGGCACAACCTCAACTTTGATCTCCAGTTCCTTCTTTACCTTGGCATCGACTTCAAAAACAAAATTTTCTGCACTTACATAGCTGAACGAATCCTGCGTGCTGGATTCAAAGAAGCCAAGATCTCACCACAGGCGCAAAAGCAATACTTCGAGGACGTCAGCTGCAGCCTTAAAGCCTGTCTGGAGCGACGCTTTGAGATCGAAATAGATAAACAGCAGCAGGTTTCAGACTGGAGCAAAGAAGAACTTGACCCCGAACAGATCGAATATGCCGCTCGAGATGTAGACATCCTGCCACGTCTGGCGGCAGAGCAACTCTCTGAGATGCGCGAGGAGAATCTTTTACCCATTTACAGCATCGAATCCAAATGCATCCGACCAGTGGCACGGATGTGCTTCCGTGGTTTTGGCGTCGACAAAGCAAAACTCCTGGAGCTTGAACTCGAGATTCAGAAAAAGCTCGAAGTAAAAACAGCTGAGTTTATCAACTCCTTAGATGCTCGCTTACCCGATCAAGCAAAGCTTCCTCGAAACGATCAGGGCGAAATTGCCGTAGGTAAAAACGCCAAGAAAGAATTTAATCCTGGCTCAACGATGCAGGTAGCGAAGGCCTTCAGTCTTTGTGGCATCGAGCTTCCCGTCGATCAAAAGACAAACAAGACCACGCTGAACCAAATTGCATTGGCCGAGTTCGATAGTGATGATCCGACCCTGAACTTGTACAGGGAAAGGGTCAAGCTTGAAACCCGTGTCGAACACGTAGAAAAACTTCTCTTAAATATCAATCCTGTTACTGGAAGGATCCACTCTGGGTACAACCAAGTGGGCGCAAACTCCGGGCGGTTTACCAGCAGCGGAGCGCCGAAAGGATCGAAGAAAAAACCAAAGACACAGTTTGGAGTCAACATCCAGCAGGTCCCGAGAACCAAAGACTTCCGTGAGTGCTTTATCCCAGCACCGGGTTTCAAGCTAGTTATCTGCGACTGGGCTCAGATCGAACTGCGTCTTGGGGCTGAGCTGATCAACATCCCTCAAATGAAGCAGGCCTTTAGCGAGGGGATCGACCTCCATACTCTTACAGCGAGCTTGATCTACAACGTCGGAATCGAGGAGGTCACAAAAGATCAGCGCCAAGACGGCAAGACGTTGAACTTCGCTTTGCTGTACGGAATGGGTTTCCGAAAGTACAAAACCTACGCCGCGCAATCCGGCAAAATAATCAGCCTCAGTGATGCCAAGGTTGCGCACATGGCTTTCCACAGGGCGTACCCGAGACTTCGTTCGTGGCACAGGGAACGCGCAGCTTTAGTCGATGACGGCTGGGCGTACACCCGAACAGCCCTTGGTAGACGCCGTCTACTTAGCTACAACGATGCGTCAATGATGGTCAGCGCAAACACTTTGATTCAGGGCTCAGGCGCTGACATCTTGAAGATCGCAATCGCGGAACTCAACGACTATCTCTGCGATGACGTGCACCTCGTAGCAGCAGTGCATGACGAATTGGTGCTCGAAGTCCGTGAGGACAAGGCCGAGCACTACAAAGAAGTACTGGAAACCACCATGATCACTGCCGCAGAACACGTATTAAAGTCGGTGCCAGCCAGTGCAGACGCATCAGTAGGTAGCTCATGGGCAGCAAAATGACCACGAAATCCGTTTCTGATCTCTTCGAGCTGGAGATTCAAGAAGGTAAGGAGATCTTCACGGTCAAGAAAGGGCTGGTTTGGTACGGCGTTATCAACGCAGGTAATAAGCTTTATATGACTGAGTGCTCTTTTGATACTGCCTTACAAGCTGCGAACAAAGCAAGAGCACTAAAGAAAGCCAACAACATCGAGGCGACAATTACGAAGGCGCCGACCATTAAGAAGGTAGAAGAGCCTAAACCCAAAACCTTTAAAAAACCAAAGATAACTAAGTCGAAACTTAAGATTGATGGATGTGCTACCGAACTGTACGGTGAGGAGGAAATGTCCTCTATCGCTGCTCAAACTGGGCTGACGTTCCGTGAGGTCTGGGTTATCAAAGACCGTAAGACCGGGAACTACCTACATAAAAGTCTGACCGGTAAATCGGTGGCGGAGTACTGCGACCAAAAAGAATTCGCCGAGCTTTACCCAAGCTTTGAAGAAGCGATGAATATGGTCAAAACTCTCAACGGGGTAGTGGGTCCTGGCCACGAGCTGCGTCGCTACTGGATGCGAAATAAGAAGTAGATTTAGTAAACGGTACAGGTACGAACTGTGGGTGACGACGGCGGTTTAGGTCCTCTGGTTGGTTTTTTCAACGTACTTGGGGGCGGTCTAGGCCTCGCGGGAAAAGGCCTTCAGCAGTTAACCAGGGTGCCCAGGATGGCAGGTGAGGCTTATAGCCGCTTGCCTCCTCCTGCTCAAAGAGCTGTCAGGATGAGTCTGGAATATGGGTTTCCTGTAACTGATTTTGCCAATCAAGTGAGGCAAGGCAGAGATCCCGCAGAGGCGGCCACAGACATTACTGCGGCAGAAGTTGGCGGTCGGCTACTTCGGTCTCGGTTCAAAAATCCTTTTGCGTTTGCTGGCGGAGACGTCGCTGGAAACTTCTTGGGAGGTTTAACCTCACAAATCGCACGCGAACTTGCAAAAGGCGAAGGGTCACAAGATTGAGTTCAAACCCCTCGTCTAACCATTACCAGCTGGTTCTCCGGAAGGGGAAGCAAAAGCTGTCGCTTCCGATCTCAGCGAACGACACGAGCCACGCGCAAGCACAAGCTGAAGATATCTGCCGAGCCCTCGAGGGGGATCAATTCGAGCTCAACTATTGGGAGTGCAGGGACACTCCGCTATCAATACTTTTTAAAAAGCTGGCAGCCAACGACTTCACGCATCCGGACTGCTTTCTATGGAATGGTTCGTTCTGTAACAACGTTCCTTGCGTGTATGTGTTCCGCAAACGACTATATGTTCGTAATGTCATTCTGAAGTACTTAGACATACCCAAAGACGACGCGATTGCTAGGCCTTCGTGTTCATGCAAAGCATGTATTAACCCTTATCACACTGACTACTCATCCAAATCTAAAAAGAACCAGAAGCTCAGTGCTGGAGACGATCAGTTGCTCTTAGCCTTTCTGGGCCAAGGGATCTCGGTTACCCAGATCGCCAAGGCGCTTAAAGTTCACCGTTCAACGATCTACCGAAAGCTCAAAGATGAACGTTTTTGTTCTAGGTCTCAGAGTCACTGCTGAGTCTCAAACCACTGACGACGCAATCAACGTCCTCGCTGAGGCGCTTCCCTCTAACGACAAGCGCGTCGCAAGCAAAGTCCAAGTACTCCAAAAGAAAGATCACTACGTCGGCAAGCTCATGGCCGACCTCAAAAAAGATCAGACCTTTTTGGCAATTGGTCCCACGCGGGCAACTCCCGACGGCGTGCTGCAAATGCAAGCAATGCTGATCATCACCGAAGAGAACTTCCAGGATCTCCTGGCGGTCAACTTCTTTGTTGCTGCGGGTGGTCTCGGTCCCAAATCAGACCAGGTTGAGCTGACCGATACCACGGTCACGAATCGTTCTCTGGCTTGGCAAGACGAAGGCCAAGAAACCCAGTGGTTCAAACTGACCGCTTGGGGAGACCTTTCGAAGCAGCTTTCCGAGCTGTCTCCTGGTACGCCGACCGTCGCCGTTGGTCGAGTCTCGACTTCAGAGAAGGACGAAAAGTCCTACCTAAACTACACCTTGGACAAGGTTCTCTACCTTCCCAAAACCCAACGCTCGACTCCTAAGAAGGCTGCCGATCCCGACAAGGGAAAGGTGTCCGCTGCCGCTATCGGTTCAATCGACTTCTCTCTTTGATTCCTGCTTCCTGACTCATCATGGTTTTTATCGCTGGCCAATTTGAAGAGGACGAAATCCTCTGCAACTGCCCTCCCCACACTCTGCGCATCGACCTTCAGCAACGCCGCTGGAAGTCTGATGTCGACTCTGAATCCGCAATCGTCGACGCTAATGGCAACGGCATTCCTCTTAACTTTGTTCTCCTTGGTTTCACTCCTTTCTTCGGAAACCTCGGTATGCGTCATGGAGAGGAATTCATCCGTATTGCTTACATCGGCGTCTCACCCAACCACAGGCTCCTCCCGCCTCGCTGCGTCACCTCGACGATAATCAGTGGTAAGACCTCTCAGAAGGGGTTCATCAGCTACTTCCAGACGCTGTACAACAACAGAATCAACTGTGCTTCTGTCATCACTACCACTAAGTTCGTTACCAAGTCCTTCAATGAGCGGGATCCGGTCACTGGCGCGGACGGCGCAAAGATCAATTACAACGCGGTTGAGTTCAGCGATCGACCAGCTGAATCAGACGAAGAGAAGAAACTCATTGCGGACATCAATGAGTGGCTTCAGTCCAGCGGAGCGTCGTCGGTGGCCAACGCTCTTCGCTCAAGCATCCCAGGATCCAACCTTGTGGAACTACCCCTTGGAGAGGACCACGCTCAGATCAAGGCGGCCTTCGAGGCAAACAATGCCCTCCCTGCGCCGAGCCTTGCAGCGCTTCCTGCGGATGCCAATCCGCTGAACGCCAAAGTCGAAGTGGTGGAGACTACCGCTCCTCCCGCTGCCGACAGCAAAACGAAGAAAGCTGTAGAGCTAACGCCAGAGCAAGCCAAGAAACTTGGGATAGACTTCTGACGTGGAATGTCTCAGGGGCCGTCACCGTTGCGGCCCCTTTTTTTTATGCGGAAAAATACTCGCGTCAAAAGAATCAAGCACAAAGGCTTCTGGATCAGCGTCTGGGTCTACCGCTTCATCCCCACGCGCTCTGACTACTGGGAAGGAGCAGTGTGCATCACCAAGTCCAAGCGTGCATCATGCGACTGGATCGAGAACCGTAAGAACAAGCGGTCTCGTAAGACCAATGTTCCGCACACAGGCGCACCATCTACAACAGTCTATAAAGCAATGTCTTTGTTTAAAAGCTTGATCCTTGAGCTCCCTGAAAACGCTGTTATCTTTGCAAGACCACAGTCGACCAGCGTCGAGGTGATCTCCCGGTACATCGAACGTATTGGGTTTATTCGCTCGCCTCTGGGTGCTGAGCCGTGCTGGGTTCTAACAACTCGTTCAAAGGAGGAAGCTCTACGCCAGCCGATGCGCAATGCTTCAAAAGCTGCGTGAACAGTCTTCCCCTGAGCTGATACTGCTTATGGATTATGTCGAAGACTTCAAGCAGTTCAGCCTTGTCGAGTTTTGCGGCGCTCCCCATAACACGAGCATGCGCAAACTCATTCTCCATCGTGAACCAAGCGATCTCCATAGCGAGCACGCAGGTTATCCGTACACTTTAGCCTCACCAACGCTTTCAATTCTTTAACAAAACAATGGCTTCCTTCTATCAAACACCACAGGGCGTCGGACACGCGCTCAGCAAAAGGGTCCTTCTAGACGGCAAGGTCTTCATCCCCTACGACATAGATGGTCGGCTCGAAGCTGAGCTCAAGAACCAAAACGTTTCCGTGGTCAGCAATAGCGATCCCGACAATTTGCTTGACCCAACCTGGTGGTTAAAACAACGAGGTCAGGGTTACGACTACATAGTGCAGACGACCGTTGGGTTGAAAGAGCACACGGAGTACATCCTGAAATATGGGATGGACATTGCCAAGCAAGGCGTATGTCTGCTCGAGCGCTTGACCTTCCTAGAGCCCGTCGCAAAAAGACGTGAGTTTCTGCTCGCTTACAAAATGAGCAACCTTATCATCTTCAGCCCTCGACCAAACTTCCGACAGCTTGGCAGCCAGAAAGACTCCGTCACATCAGCTTGGTTTGTCTTTAGGCATCAGGATCAGTGGCAAGATAGTGTGAGCCTCGAGTACGCACTAGATTGGAGCGATCTTATTGACCTGGATGCGGTAGCTCATGGGAGCCAAGTTCGATCAGATTCTCAAGCTGCAACGCCAGCAGATTGAATTGACCACGGAGCTGATCAAGCGGATCGAAAAGCTCATCGCCGTCAATCTCTCCACCCAACTGCTTACCGAGTGCATCGCTCCTGATGGCAGCGTCCGAGATGCTGATTCTGTTGCTGAGCTTGTGACAGAGTCTTTCTGTGGTGCTCTGTGCCTTAGCAACGAGCTCAACTCACATCAGAGGGGCTTTGACTACCAGGTCTCTGAGTTCTTTATTGAATCTGAAGAAGAGGAAGAGGTCCTCGAAGAACCTGATGACGATGATACGATTGAGCCAAATCAATCCAGCATGAACAAGTTCTGATGCCCAGTGAGCGCAAGTTCAAAGGAGTCAACTTTGTAAGCAG